AAAATTCTTTTGTGGCCGGAAGCCTTTCAATTGCATCCGGAAAGAACGCACATGCTATAGGAAGATCCTGCCAAGCTTTAGCCGAAAGATCAATAGCAATAGGCCAAAGTTCTTTAGCCGAAGGGTATGGATCAATAGCTATAGGTAGGGATAATCGTACACTAAGCGGATATACGGACTCTGTAGTCGTAGGGGCAAACTTATTCTCAGACAATCCTGAGCAAGTCGTTTTAGGAAGAAATAATGTGAGTAGCGGCGCTAAATTTGTAGTTGGAAACGGGCTTTCTGATGCTAGTAGGAAAAATGGATTGGAAATAACCCCCACACATGTGATTATACCCGACTATGGTTCTGGCTCTATCACGGGCGTTGCTGCTTATAATTTAGCAGTAAATAGTAACGGTAAAATAATTGAAACTGCGGTGCCAACTTATTTAAGTACTGTTTTACTGGTTAGTCAATCAGGCACTTCCGCTCCCGTAAATGATAATGTTTTAGAAAATACATTAGGCATATCTGCTCCGTTTAATTGGACCAGAGTATCAGGCGGCGAGTATAATTTAAACGCTCCAGGTAAATTTAAACTATTAAAAACAATTGTATTTTTAAATGGCGGATCAGCTGAGAATAATCATGATATTGCTTGGGAAGTTATTGACGCTGACAATTTAAGAATACGTACACATAACGGTGATGGCAAGCTTACTAAAGCTTCATTAGAAATAAAAACTTATAATTAAAATTATGGCTTGGAAAATAAATAACATGCAGCATAAGACTACGGATGGCTTTGTAATAGAAGTATTGTCGGCTTATGAAAAACAAGATGGCCCTGGATATGCCAGTAAATTATTCTCAAATAAATTTGAAGAAATAGCTGGCCCTGAATTTATACCTTACGAAGATTTAACCGAAGATATAGTCATAGGCTGGGTCAAAGATTCTTTAGGCCCTGAAGAAGTGCTAGCGGTTGAAACCAGCGTAGACGCTTTAGCAGCTACCAAAAAAGAATATATAGAAAACCCGCCTGTTGAAAGTGGTAAGCCTTGGGCGTAAAAAACTAATAAAACCCGTAATATATATAATATACCGGCTCGGGATAGAGCAAACCAAATAGTAATAATTAAAACCAAAACCAATGACACTATTTTATTCGACTAATTCGTGGAGTAGTCAACCACAACCAGATGAAAAAACCGTAGAAACTTGGAAGCATGCGTCTACCAAATCCAATTGGCGCATTGTGCAATTACCAAACGGATTCTACCAAACAGAAATCAAAGTACCAGACGAAGACTCCTGGAAAGATATTACAAGGAGAGAAACTATCGAGGGTGCAGAAGCGGCAATTGACGGATCAATACAATACTATCAAAAGAAACTTGATTTTGTAAAAGGACCTAAAGTTGTAAAGACTTTTGAAAAAGAATAAGTAATTTAAAATTTAATTTAATGGAATTTAATAACCCTAGTGAGATAGTTAAAACTCTCACATTTGGCGATGATGCCAAACAACAAATTATGCAAGGCGTTGAAAAATTGTCAAACGCAGTAAAGAGCACATTAGGTGCGTCTGGAAAATGCGTAATATATGAAGATGCTCTTGGAAAACCGGTAATAACAAAAGATGGTGTAACCGTTGCGGAAAGCGTAGTCTTATTACATCCGGTTGAAAACATAGGTGCTACTTTAATAAAAGAAGCAGCGAGCAATACAGTTAAAGAAGCCGGGGACGGAACAACAACATCAACCGTCCTTGCGCATTCTTTATTAAAAATTGCTAATCAATATTTGAATGAAGAAAAAGTTAGAGAACTTAAAAGCGGCATTATCAGTGGTGCTGAAAAAGTTATGGTTTATCTTGATAAAGCCAGTATTGAAGTTAAGGGTGATATGCTTAAGCAAGTTGCTAGTATTTCATGCAACAACGATGCAGAGCTTGGAGATAAAATTGGACAAGCTTATGAAAAGGTTGGAAAGAATGGAATCGTTCTAATGGAAGAGTCCGATACAAATGAAACTTATGTTGAGTTTGTTGACGGCGTTCAATTTGATAGTGGTTTAAAATCACAGCATTTAGCAACTGATAAAAACAAAGGCACAGCTACATTAGAAAATCCTTATGTATTAATAGTATCTTCACCTATACCAAACATACGTAGAATACAAAATGTATTAGAGCATGTTATAAAAAATAAGCGTAGTTTATTAATAGTAGCTGACGTTGATCAACAAGCTTACGCAACGCTATTAGCCAATAAGGTAAAAGGCAATATAAAAGTAAATATTGTAGATTTACCAGGATTTGGCGTAACAAAGCAAAGCACGTTAGAAGACTTAGCTATATTAACTGGCGCTAAAATCATAAACGAAGAGTTAGGGGACGATTTAGATTTAATACAACCTAATGTATTAGGAGAAGCTTTTAAATCCGTTACAGACGATAAAAACACTGTGCTGCAAGTTGCCGAAGCGAACGAAGATATAGCCTTAAGGATAATAGATGTTGAAAAGCAAATAAGCGAGGAAACTAATCCATTTTTTAAGAAAAAATTGGAGCAGCGCTTATCAATGCTTACCGGTCAAGTTGGTATAGTTTATGTTGGAGCTAATTCTAAAGTTGAACTTAAAGAAAAGAAAGATCGTGTTGAAGATGCCATATATGCGACAAAAGCTGCTTATAAAGAAGGGATAGTTCCCGGCGGTGGTGTTGCATTATTAAATGCTTCTACTTTAATTAAAGCTAAGGGCAAAGGTGAAGAAATATTGCTAGAAGCGATAAGATCACCATATGAAACAATATTAGAAAACGCTAATATACCTGTTCTATATCCTCAAATGAAAAATAGAGGTATAGATGTTAAAACAGGTAAGGATGTTAATATGATTAAAGCAGGTATTATAGATCCAGTATTGGTTACTAAAACAGCTTTAAAAAACGCAGTAAGTGTTGTAAATACAATTATATCTGCCGATTGCATAATCAGTAATAAAAGAATGGCATAATGAAAGCAATAAATTATTTTGTCATTGTTGAAAAAATAAAAGAGGAGCCGAAGAAAGTAGGCGGACTTGAGTTAACTGAAAAGCAAAATACAGATGTCCGATATATAAAAGGGCGGGTAATTAGCTTTGGAGATCAAATAGACATATTGCAAGATGGTGATATTGTTAGATATGATCGCCACGCAGGGCACGGGATTGAATGGAACGAATCTTTGTATTACGTGCTAAAAATTTCCGATATAGTACTTATAGAATGAGGCTAAATAGCCAAGACATAAGAGATATAAATTTGTTTAAGTATTACAGGCTTGTCAGAAGATGGGCCTGTAAAACTTACAATTTAAAAGACGCTGATCTTGAACTGCTGGTTTACTTAGATTGCAAAAAGCTTTTTACGCGTAATGATTTTATTAATGGCGTGTACACCTACAGTTGGGATAAAAACCGATGGGAACGATTGCGGCGTGAAGGATGGGTTGATGTTTTTAAAGAAAGAAACAGAACTACATCAAAATATGCAGTTTATAAAGTTTCCTTAAAAGGACAACAATTAATAATGCGTATATATAGGATATTATTAGGTGAGGAGGACATGCCTACTTCAAGGAATAGTGTTTTTTATAAAAATAAAACATATACTGATAAAGTTTATAATAAGGCTATTGACGATATGATTAACGATAAAGAAAGATAATGGGATTTAAACTTAGGGACTTTTCAGATCTTGTCGGCATAGACAAAGATACATCTAGCTACGGGACACCTGTTTTCAAAAAAAATCTAGGTGGAGAAGTTATGGCAGAAGCTAATAATGATGGTACTATATTTGTAGATAAATCTCTAAGTAAAAAAGAAAAAGAAAAGGCTGTAGACCATGAAAAAGTTCATTTAGATCAAATGGCGCAGGGCAAATTACAATATGACAATAATACTGTAACCTGGAAAAAAGACACTAGGTCGCCAGCCAGAGTATATAAAAGAATTAACGGAAAAATAGTAGACGCTAAAACCGGTGAAGCCGCTGGCGAAGGTGATAAAAACTTTGAATGGGAAGACGAAGCCTATAAAAACTCATAATATGTATAAAGCAAGATCAATAACAAGCAAGGCAAGCAGTGCCTGCAAAATGAACATGGCCCTAATAGAGGGCGATAGAGAAGTTCAAGAAATAATGACTAAAAAAGTGGGTTTTGACGAAGCAGCCGAAGGGGCTATTGGCGCACTTGGTGGCCAAAAGCCTAAGAAAAAACCTAACGAGGGCGGACAATCTGAAGGCAGCGGTGGACAGTCTGAAGGTGCAATCGAAGTTACCGAAGATACGGCGCCATCACCGGCACCAATGAGAAGATCCCCAGCTAAGCTTGATCCAGCTACTATAATGAAAGTAGCAAGTATGGCATCAAGCGTAATGGGAAACAAGAAAAAAGATAGCAATGGCAGCGGAAAACAAGAAACAAAAGTTGTTGTTAATAATACAGGTTCTGCCCCAACAAGCTCTGGGGGCAATAGCCAAGCATCAAACGCTATAGACCCCAAATAATAAAACTTACACATAAGATATGAAACCTATAACAAGCAGAATTAAAAGATCCCCACTTTTTTCTTACGGAGAATCACCAGCAAAGCAAACAGCTAAAGGAGGCTCAACAACTAAAGGCGACGATAAAGAAATTATAGAAAGAAAAAAATCATCTTACGAAGGGAAAAAAATGTCAGATGAAGAATGGGCTAAGCTTACTCCGGAAAAAAGAAGAGAGCTTAACGCAGCTGCAGGAGCTAATGAGAAGGGCGAAATAATTACTGAAACAAAGAAAACAGTTGAGGGCGATAAAAAAGATATTGAGTTCGATGTTATGGAAATGCAATCTGAAGGAAAATTGCTTTCGGTACCAGAGGTTAGAAGACAACAAAGAGCGGTTGAGCTGGCTAGCAAAAAGAAAAGTAAAGCCAGAAGAAGAATGGGTAAATATGGATCATTTACAACGGATGAATCTGGAAAAGAAATTTTTAAAGCTAATCCTAATTTAAGCGAAAAAGAAAAACGCAGATTATCCCAAGCTCAAGACAGATACGATGTTGCCGGAAACTTAGTTACTGGTGTAAAAAAGGGTACCAAGCAAGGCCGACAGATTGGCGAAAGCTATGAGCGCGGACAGCGAAAGGTTCCTTTAGGAAAAAGAACAGAGGATCAACAAAAAGCGCAAGCAGAGCGTACTGCAAGAATTGAATCAAATAGAACAGAGAGCGAGCTCACGGGTAAAAGCTCAGGCCAAGCAGGCGGAGCAATTGATGTAGGCGCTGTTAATCCTTTTGCTGGTTTTGGGAACATAAGTACACCACCGTTAGTTACTCCAACTGTAAATTATATGGATTTATTAACATCCCCTGCAAATATGAACAAAAAGGGGTATAAACAAAAAGCTAAAAGCCCAGCCACGAAAACATTAAAGGGTGCGCAAAATACATTACCGCAACATCTTCAAGACGCCATTAAAGCGGCGCCAGGTAAGATGAAGTCTCCAATGAAAAAAGGATATTTTAAAGGAATGTAATTATGGCTTATATACAAAACAACTCCCCGTTTAAAAAGAAAGGCGATGCGCCTTCTCGCAAAAAATCCAAAGGATATTATAACGAAGCTAAGCCAACTGGGACAGGAGCGGCAGCCGGGGGCGGTATGTCTGAAAAAGGAACAGCAAAATATAGAAGAGATAATCCGGGAAGTAATCTGCAAACAGCAGTAACAACTGAACCGTCTAAATTAAAACCAGGTAGCAAAGCAGCTAAACGAAGAAAATCATTTTGCGCTAGATCTAAAGGCTGGAAGTCTGAAAGAGGTAGAGCTGCTAGACGCCGATGGAATTGTTAATATTATGGAATCAAAAGGACTTGGCGATACAATAGAAAAATTTACTACAGCAACTGGAATTAAAAAGTTAGCAGACAAAATACCTGGGGGGTGTGGTTGCCAAAAAAGAAAAAACGCATTAAATAAACTAGTACCATACAAAAATAAATAATCATGGCATACGATAAAAGCTCCAGCGGATGTACACCAATTACCGCTAAAATTAAAAGAACAACGAAAGGTGGCGTTGTGCAGCCTTTGTTAAATATGGGTGCACCCGTAAAAATGAAAGCGTCCTCGCCGGCTAAAAACACAACTGCTAGGCAAAAGGCAAACGAGTCAAGAATAAAAGCCAGAGAATCATCTGAAGCAGCAAAAGCAGCCGCAAGTGAAGCTAAGAAACTAAAAAAAGCCAAAGAGCTTTCTTCTAAAGAATTTGTTACAAACAAAAGAGGGCGTAAAGTTAAAAATCCAAAATATCAAGCCCAGACGATACAGCCCGCCAAAGGAGATAGCGGAAATAAAACTGGATCAACAAAAGCAAATAGAGAATTAAAAGATGTGTTGGAGCGCAAAGGAATTGACGTAAGCTCATATAAAGGTGACACTCGCGGTAAAATGAAAAAAGGCACATATAGATATGCAAAAGCCTCACAGCCTAAATTAGATAGTATTATTTCAAAAAGAAATAAAGCCACCAAAGGATCTGCTGAATACAATCGTTACCAAAACCAAATTAATAAAGCATACGGTGTAGGACCTACAAATAGAGACACTACAGTAAAATCAGTGTCAACTATAAAGCCTAAAGTTACAATTGAATCTAAAAAGCCTACTGCCGATGTACTCACTAAAGCTAAACCAAAAGCTTCAAAAATAACTAACGAGAGAGCAGCTAAAAGATCTGCAAGAAAAACAGCTAAAGCCCAAAAAGCTAGAGAAAAAGGTATTGAAGCTTTTGAAAGTGGTAATTTAGCAAAAGCGCGTAGATTAAAAAGACGTGAATTGCGTCTTACGAAAAGAGCAGCCAAACAAGCGGATAAAGCTATTGAGCCTAAAAAGCCATCAGCCGCTAAGCAAACAGCTAAGCAGCAACAGCAAAAAGAAAAACGCGCATATAAATAATGAAAAAAATTCTTCAATTTATAACCGGAGGCCTCATCAAAGATATAGGTAAAGTAATAGATGACCTAGTAACTACTGATGAAGAAAGACTTGCGGCTAAACTAAAAGTTGAGGAGCTGCTAGAGCAAGCCGACAAAGATGCTCAAGATCAGGTGACTGCAAGGTGGGAGTCTGATATGAAATCCGATTCCTTTTTGTCTAAGAATATAAGGCCAATGGTACTTATATATCTTACTTTTATATTTTCTATATTAGCATTTTTTGATGGGAATATAGGTGAATTTAAAATAGCAGAAGATTATATACCAATTTTTCAATCCTTATTAATAACAGTATATGGTGCTTACTTTGTTGGGCGCACTTGGGAAAAGGGAAAATCAATAACAAATAAAAATAAATAACAAAAAAAAATAATTATGGGTTCATATAGTAATCAACCAGATTTTGGATCAATTGCTTTTCCTGTTGTAGTAGGTACTACAGATGTTAGAAATTCAGCACTATATTTAGGTGTTGGGGGAAGTATCGAAGTTACGCTAATAGGATCAGTAGACACACCTGTGGTATTTAAAAATATACCTAATGGTAGCTTTTTACCGTGCATAGTAGAGACTATAGTAGCAGGAGGAAATACTACTGCAACAGATATTGTAGCTATTAAGTAATGAATTGGGATCTTATAAGAAACAGAGTCTGGTGGCCTCAGGAGCGGGAAGGGTTTTTACCTCCGCCTCCGTCATGCCCTGATAAAGTTTTTGTTCTTCAGGTTTGTAATGAGAATTCGCAAAGGGATGATAATTTTGATTTGTACTTAAACAATCAATTTATTGGAGCTCTTGATTTAAACCAGCAAGCTCAAGTAGGCTCTATTTTTATTGGTAGCACCGATACTAACAAAGTTATAACTCAGCCAGATTTTATTTGCCCCTTAGCCGGCATGGTAGTTTATCATTTTAATCCACTTTTTTTAACAACAGGGTTAAATACTATATTTATGGATAACACCCAGAGCAATGGAAATGGCAATGCTGGAACAATTCAAATGAGAAATTACGAAATAGATCCAAACAACCCTAATGGTCTTATAAACCCATGCGTGGTGTCTAATCAAAGCTTCGGCCCACCTGACGGAGGGGATTGGACAGCAACATTTGATTATACAGAATGTTGTCCAGAATAAAATAAATTTTTATGATTAATAAATCCAAATTACAAGAAGATTCTCATATAAATATAGATTTTAACCAAAACCCAATTAGAATTAAAAAAACAAAAGATGGTAAATGGATGTTTTTGGTAGGGTGTACTCAGTATGCATTTAAGCTTAATACCTGGGAAGAAGTTATATTACAACTTTCGTCTCTTTTTTTAGATCCAGAAAAGTTTTACCTAGAGAACAAAATAGAATTGGGCAATAGAAAATTAAAAGAAGTTGATTTACACGTAATTACTAAACATATAGAGGATCAACTAAATAACGATCAATAACTTAATAATAATAATTAAATTAAATACAATGAGTAAAAAAGTAGAAGATCAAGAATTAGCCAGTTTGAAAGAGAAAGTAAGTTCTATAAATAGCTTACAATTACAAATTGGAGGAGTAGAAGCGCAAAAGCACGAATTATTACACAATATATCTGCGGCTACATTAGAGCTAGCTAAATTCCAAAAAGAACTAGAAGATAAATACGGACAAGTGTCTGTTAATATTTCAACCGGAGAGATTGTTGAAAATGAGCTTGGTAAGGAAGATTAGTATAGGCAAAGATTATAAGAATGACGCCATGCACTACTCTGTTGGACAGGAAGTGTATGGTGGCCATACTATAGTTAATATTATAGACGAGGAAGATAAGTACTCGATATATATAAAAAAGAATGACGAGATATTGCCCTGGAAAGAATTTAATAAAAACATGGCGATTGCGGTTGAGTTTGATTTAGAGTATTAATGAAAAGTTTACATGATTTTATTGTTAAGCCAAAAACAGGTAGAAACAATAATAAAAAAGTAATTGACGGCAAAACTTTAATATTAAATACTGATTTACAAGATCATAATTTTGTTAGTAGAATTGGAGTAGTTATAGCTACCCCTATGGAAGACACAAGCGGCATTGAAGTAGGTGACGAAGTAATCGTGCATCACAATGTATTTAGAAGATATAGAGACATAAGGGGCGTTGAAAAAAATAGCCGCAGCTATTACAAAGAAGATATGTTTTTTGTTGGGCCTGATCAAATATATGCTTACAAAAGAATACTCAAGTGGAACGCTTGCGAAGGTTTTAATTTCGTTAAACCAATAAAAGAAAACAAAATGTTTTCAATAAACTTTGAAAAGCCTACAATAGGTGTTTTAAAAGTAAAAGATTCAGCGCTAAAAGATTTAAATATTGGCGACCTTGTTGGCTTTAGGCCTGGTATGGAGTATGAGTTTATAATAGGAAACGAAAAACTCTATAGAATACCAACCAATCAAATTACAATTAAATATGAATATCAAGGAAACGAAGAAGAGTATAATCCAAGCTGGGCAACGAGCAGTTGAGGAATTAATAAAAGTAGCTAAAGAGCCCATAGTTGATTCAGATGATGATATATCTGCCGATAGACTTAAGAATGCGGCTGCTACAAAAAAGTTAGCTATATTCGACGCCTTTGAAATATTGTCTCGCATACAAGCAGAGGAAGCGATGCTAGAAAACAAACCTAAGCAAGAAATTGTAAAAGAAGCTTTTAAGGGGTTTGCTGAAAAAAGATCTAAATAATGTATCAACAAACTTTATATAGCGTTATAACGCCAGTAAAGAAAAATACTATATCTAGATTAAATAGAAGTAAGAAATGGAAATATGGCTATAATAAAGAACACGATATTGTAGTTATTAGTAAAACTGGTCAAATAGGCGAAATTTATAATATTCAAAATTTAAAAATCGCTTTACCTCCTGCGCCTGCTAAAATTGATAAATCAAATGAAAAATGGGTAATAGAGGAATATCCTAAAGAATTAAAGCGTATTCAAAGCGTTTTCGAATGGAGGGATTACCCGGAGGAATTTAAGGAAAAATGGGAACCATATATAGATGAACAATTCAGACGCCGCGAAGAGGGCCATTGGTTCAATAATAAGGGTGTGGGCACTTACGTTACTGGCACTCACTTTATGTACTTGCAATGGTCTAAAATTGACGTTGGGCACCCAGAATTTAGGGAAGCCAACAGATTATTCTTCATCTTTTGGGAAGCTTGTAAAGCAGACCAAAGATGCTACGGTATGTGCTACCTCAAAAATAGACGTTCAGGATTTTCTTTCATGGCAAGCGGTGAGACCGTTAACATGGCCACAATATCAAGCGATGCGCGATTCGGAATATTATCAAAGTCCGGTTCTGACGCTAAAAAAATGTTTACAGACAAGGTAGTACCAATATCCGTAAACTACCCATTCTTTTTCCGCCCAATACAAGACGGTATGGACCGTCCAAAAACAGAACTAGCGTATAGAATACCAGCTTCAAGGCTAACAAGAAAATCTATACAAAATAAAAAAGATCAAGAAGATCTAGAGGGCTTAGACACGACTATTGACTGGAAGAATACAGGTGACAATAGCTATGACGGTGAAAAGCTAAAATTGTTAGTTCACGATGAAAGCGGTAAATGGGAAAAGCCAGATAATATATTGAACAATTGGCGTGTAACAAAAACTACTTTAAGATTAGGTAGTAGAGTTATAGGCAAGTGTATGATGGGATCAACATCAAATGCGCTAGACAAAGGTGGAGAAAACTTTAAAAAG